TTATTGGGTGGGCCAGAGCCCATCGAAATCTATTTTTAATATCTCAATATGATAATATTTACTTCCACATGGATAGTTACGTTCTGATACTCGACTCATTGCCTTCTCCTCTGAAGAAAATATCCCTAAAGTATTGACTTTTGTGTGTGGTTCTTGAAATCCTGGTCTATCCCAAGAATCGACCCTGACTACAACATATACAGTTTGATAATTGTTCGCCATTATTAATATTACTATACTGAGAAAATTAATTTTTCTATATTAACCCAAAACATATGGAATCGTATGAAAAGTTACAAAATGCATTTGATAAATTGGCCACCAATAAGTCCAAAACGTACATTTAATACAACGATATATCATTATATTATAACGATATAATCAAATAATATACTAATATAAAATCTTTTTCAACATATAATATATAAAATGGAAGAAAAAGATATTCCAAAAATCCCAGATAAAATAGAAAAGGTTGAAGATTTTATTGAAGTTAAAAAGATTATTGACGATGATAAAAAACAAAAGTATGTAGAAAAATATAAAAGTAATTACAAAAAATATAAAGATAAAATCAAAGAAAAGAGAATAGCTAAATTAAAGAAATATACTTGTCCATGTGGTAAAATAATGAATGAACAGCATAAAACTTATCATTTAGCGACAAATATTCATTTAACAAGAATGAAAGATTTAAAAAATAAAGATATGGAAGATATTGATGAAGTTGATTTAGAAGGAATTGAAGAATAAACTTAAAAATATAATACTATTTTATAAATAATGAATATTCATAAAATAATCGAAAGATATGAAAAAGTAATAAACAACTTTAATTCAATCAAAATATATAAATGTATTCGCTGTAATATATATTTTAAAACTCCAAAAGAATATGGACATCATCATAATTCACGATTACATCATCAAAATAAATACAAACAATATCTTTTTTAATATCTTGTTGGATTACTAATATCTAATATTATTTCATCTCCAACAAAAGGTTCTAAAACTACCCCATAAAATTTTAATAATAATTTCTTTTCTCTATTTTTTTTATTCCATTCCTTAATTCTTTCTTTATTTTGTTCTCTATATTGTTTAGCATAAGCTTTTTTAGCCTCTTTATTATTCATATAATATTTATGGCGGTCTCTACTGGACATATATAATATTACTATCGAAAATATTAATATTATATTCTAAATTATTTTACAAATCAGATCTTGAAATCATGCGTGCTCCAACTAAACCGCCTCCGTGTCGTCTTCCACCTTCAATTTCATTTTCCATCATTTGATCCATCATCATTTTCTTAGATGAGCGTTTTCTTCCACCAACAACGCCACCACCTTCACTGCCAGTTGTACCTCTACCAGTTACAGTTTTGTATACATCATATGCGCCTTTGGCAACTGGAACAATTTCATCTTTTACGAAGTTAACACCTTTCTTAATGCCTGACCACAAATCATTGTACCATGCACCACCATAGATATTTCTATCATTCTTATATGGTATTTCTGGGGCATGTTCAGCGGCTAAGATATCAGCTTGAGTCAAAACACCAACTGATTTAAGCATATGACCATTATCAATAGTAACTGTACCTTCTTCACAAACCAAAACATACATTTGATAATTAATAGATGTGTTATGGGTATTTGTGAAGTTTGCAGTTATAATTAAAGATGAACGAGTTAAAAGACCTGGTGATTCTGTCGGCTGTAATCCTATATCCTTAGAAAGATCAATAGCAAGCACACTTCCTACTTGTTTACTCCATTGTGCCCAACTTAAATTACATCCATTACGTCTTGAAATGTTGTACAAATCTTGTGGAGTTGCAGATGATAATAATTGACGAGTACCTAATTGAATTGTAAGAGAGTTAAGAACGGCGAATGTATCAGTGCTAGAAAAAGTTAAATCAGAATTTTGTTGTCTGCAGTAGACGTACAAGCGTGTCGGTATCGAGTTCAGGGTTATTGAACCAGATGCGAACGGAGCAGAAGCACCAGAAGCTAATGTAGTAAAATTACCATTTGGATAAGCTGTTATTTGATTGTAGGGGTAGGGTATATAGGAAGGTATTTTAGCCAAACTATCTGGGGTAAGCTGCTTAACCAAAACATTTAATGAATTACACACAACTGAAACATTTGATATTGGGTTACTTGATGGATTATGAGACCATAAACGGGCTAAATCTCCAAATTGTACTTGTACTTGCATATTTTGGATACCAATTATACCAGAGTGTTCACCTTTACCGAAATAAAGAGGACTCAAGAAAATAGGCTCGGTAACAGTCAAAACAACTGAAGCGGTAGTACCTGCACCAGAAGCAACAGATGATTGAGTAACAGTGTACCAAGGAGCAGTTGCAACGAAACCTGCAGTGACACCTTGATAACCTCTTGGAACTTGGGCAGAATTAGTACCATAATATCCTAATTCAGAATTATTTTGACCTAATCCATTATTATAATCAGTGTATTGATCAGGCATAGTTGGAGATGTAGAAAATTCATGGTCCTCTAATTCTTTATCGAATGAATAACGTTCAATAGCTGAAAAGTATTCATTCAAGTTTGTTGATACTGATTGATCACCCAATTGAACTTGGATATTTTTAGTAACCATAGCAAGAGGATAAGCACGTGGAGCATCATAACCAGGCAAAAGTAAAGCTCCAGCAGCTCCAGATGCATTAGTACCAGTAAAACTCAAAGTGAATTGAGCCTGTAAATATAATTTACGATCAATAATGGTTCTTTGAGATGTAGGATTACAATTTATAGTATTTACAGCACTATTTGGATTACCAGAAGTTGGGAAAGGATAGTAGAATACCTCTTGTGCGCCTTTCATAACGGCATATTCTCTTTCGTTTCCGACCTTGCAAACAGGGTCTTCCGTCTTGTATAATTTTAATGGAATCGGGTTGAGACTCATATCTATATATTTGATAACTATATTAATTTAAAGAAAGTAGGAAAAACTATATTTAGAAAATATCTAAAAATAATCTATATTCAATTAGCAATATTTATTCTTAAACATAAATTTAATGTTTACAGTTTGTTGAGGATTAATAAATAATGGAAATAAATTTCCAACTTCATCGACCCAATAAATAGTAACATCAAATTGATATAATGCTCCTTGTGTTCGTAAATCTATATATCTATATGGTCCCACTTGATAATATTGTACAAATGGTTTAATATCAGCAATTGAATTAGCTAATGGCAAATCAAAATCTGTCAATATAACTTGTGAATTATTATTAGATCCACCGCTAACAGTTGAGGTTGAAGTTCCAGCAATTGGAATTGATTCAGGTCTTGTTGGAACATTACCAGACACCAAACGTAATGATCTTGGTTGGTACAAAGCAATAGTTGACGGATATTCTTGTATTATTTGATTATAATCAGTTATTTCAGTTTGATTTGGATTATTTTGATTATTGTTAGGCAATAACGCATATTCACCAGAATTTGCAAATGAAAATGCATATTGATTATAAAATTGATATGGGAATGCATCGAATAAATTAGCTAAATTTGTATTGAACCATATTTTAACATTTGTTGTTGAATAAATAGTTGGATAATAAATACTAAATAATTGTGATGCTGAATCAAAAACTATAAATGGATATTCTCCGCCAGCTGTTGCACCAATAGCAGTTGCAGCATTTTTAAAGGCAACGTTAACCATATCCATTAAAGTATTATATGAATAAATAATTGTATCCGTTGTATTATCAATAGGCACATATATTAAATATTGTTGAGATGCTGTTCCTCCACTATTAACCATAGTTAATGAAAATCCAGTCATTTGAGAAGTAGCAGTTGCACCAGTTGGAAAAGTTTCAATAACAGGTAAAAGCCCTGTAGGAATAGTAAATTTAATTACAGCCAATTCGTAATTTTCCATATTATTAATTATTGGATCAGTACGAATATCATTAAACGTTACTGGTTGTGGGAAATTAGTAGTATTCGTAAATACCCAATTATAATAGACGTTACTCATTGTTATAATTTTATTCTAGATTATTATATGGAGAAAAAAATATTAAAACTCGAAAATGTAGCGCTTTCAGATAAAGATATTGTTCATTTGACCCAAAATAAATGTAATGTTATGAGTTATGCTGATTTATTAAATTATAAAACATTGGATCAAGCATTAGGACAATTTGGCGCCTTATGTGTTTTATATGAAACTGGAGAAAACTTTGGTCATTGGGTAGCAGTAATAAAAGTTAATGATAAATTAGTAGAATTCTTTGATCCTTTATCATCAAAACCAGATAGAGAATGGAAATATATTTCAGAAGTTTATAAAAAGAAACCATATCTATCACATTTAATGAAAGAATCACCTTACGAATTATCATATAATCAATATAAATTTCAAAAGAATAAAAAAGGAATAAATACATGTGGACGACATTGTTCAATGCGTATTATTCTAAAACATTTCACTTTAGAAGAGTACAAAAAAGCATTTACTAGCAAAGAATTTGATCCAGATTTTCTAGTTACAATGGCAACAGAAATTCTATTTTAAATAATAATTGTTTTATGAGGTTTGACATATTTATAATCTTCCTCATCAGATTCATCGTCTTTATCAATACTTGTATCACCTTTAATATTGACTGTTTCCATTGGTTTACTATTTGTTAATTTAATATTATTATTACCTAATAAAAAGATACCAGATTCATATAAACAAGTTAATGGATAACGATTATAAATAGTAACCCATCGACTCGGTAAACATAATATTTTATTCATTTCCTCTTTACCTAATCCAATATATGTTGTTAATAATCTTTTAATATTATTAAGACCACCAGATTGAGGAAAGAAAGTAATAAATTCACATTCAGCCAACATATTTCTTGTTTTCTTATAATCAGTAATTTGATGATTAGTACACATAGTGCTAATTCCGTGATGTCGTCCTTCAGATAAACATTGATCCCTTAAATTAGCCACTGTATCCCTATATTTCTTATTAGAAAATGTTTCAATATCATCAAAGATACAAATACTATTTTTTAATTCATCTAATTGAATCGGTTTAGATAATAAAGAATCGTCAATTTTAATTCTTAAAACTCCTAATTTATCTAACGCTTCATCCTCAGTTAAAACAGAAAATATAAATATCTTTTTCTTTCTATTTCCTGCTCTCAATAATATTTCTTTACAATAATTTATTACCCACGTCGTTTTGCCACTCCCTGTCGGTCCGCACGTATACGTTCTTACGGTTGGATCTTTTGGCATTGTTGGTACTATTCTACCATCTTCTAAAATTATTTCTTTTTTTTGTCTACTATTTAAGAAATTAATAGCTTCTTCATATATTTCTTCTAATTCATCATCTTCTGGAACTTTTCTTTTTAAAATAGCATGTTGTAATCTAATTAATTCTGTAGATTTCATATTCTTTCTACGATTTCTAAACCATTCATCATTTAAAATTATAAATGGATCTTTTATAGGATGTGTAGGCACATTATCATCAAAACTAATATATATGCGCTCATTGTTATGTTTTCCTGCGTAAACGTGAGCAATTAATTTAGCTCCCTCAGAATCTTTGAATATTAATGACATTTAATATATATTATTAATACAAAATAATATTTTATATTAAAAAATAAATTGAAAATTAAATCGTTCATTATAATTCCTTAATAAAAGCATCATGGAATTTTTTGTGAGAAAATATTTTTATAATTAATTCATATGATTTCTATAAGCTTCTTTTACTTTTGAATCTTTTACAGCATCTTTATAGCTAATTCCTAATTCTTTAGCCATCATTTTAACATGCATAACCCAGGGATTCTTTTTAGCTGCAGCCTTTCCAGCATTAGATCTTTTTGGATTTTTCATTTTCTTACCTCCAACTAATCCTCTTCCATGAGTAGAATCATATTCAGCATCATTTTCTGCTTTAATACCTTGTATTTGTGCTTGAGTATTTCTATCAACTATTTGTTCAGTAATAGGAACGCCAACATCTAATCTTTTAGCAAATGGATTATATGATTGATTAAATCTGCCATTTTCCATATTTTCATATTCCAACATTTCTTTACCGCTTAATTCAGGAGTAAATACAGATCCATTATATCTATCTTGAGCAGCACCGCCAGTTCTTAATTGTGATCCTTGATGTTCTAATAATTTGTATAATCTTCCTCTAACATCTGCTCTTATAGTTCCATAATAATCTTTTTGATTTTGTGGTAATTGAGATCCACCGCTTCTACCTTTTCCAGACATATCGCAGCACATACAACCTCCGCCACAATTCATACATCCTCCCTCATTTCCATAAATATCTTGATTTCCACCAATTTTATTTACTTGACCATTAAATGATTGTACATAATTTTGATGGACTCCTAAAGCTGGAGTATGTTTTTCTGATTTTATACCTCTTTCAAACATGTTTAATAATTTGCTTCTGTAGTCTTGACTTATTATATAAATAAAGGATATATTATTTATATTTTTAGAATATTTAATTAACTTGTAAAATAGAATCCATTAAATTGCATTTGTGAAGGATTTACTATTCCTCCTCCAACAAATGCAGCTGCCTGTAATCCTTGATTTCCGTCAAATAATGTTAATAAATTTGGTAATCCAACTTGAAATACTCCATTTAATGCAGTAACAACAGTAATTGAATTATAATAATTTATTGCAACTGTATTTGGTGGGTTAGAACTTACTGCAGAAACTGGAAATCCTCCAATTCTTGCTGTTCCAACTGATGTTCCAGTTGCTCCAATAGATGATACAATTAAATCTACTGAAAAATGAACAATATTTCCTGATATCGCATATCTGCCAGCTTGTAAAGCATAAGACACAGATCCAGTTGATGTTGAAAATGTTAATACTGGTAAAAATGTTCCAGTAGATCCACCACCTCCTCCACTAGCACCAGTAGGACCAATAGCGCCAGTTGGTCCAGCAATTCCTTGAATACCTTGAGAACCAGTAGGACCAGCAATACCATTAGATCCAGTAGGACCAATAATACCTTGAATACCTTGTGAGCCTGTAGGACCAGTAGAACCAATACCATTGGCTCCAGTATGTCCAGTATTACCAGTAGGTCCTGTAACACCAACTCCACTTGATCCAGTAGGACCAGTAGGACCAACACCTGCTCCAGTAGGACCAATTCCACCAGTAGGCCCAGTAGATCCGGTAGGACCAACTCCTGATCCTGTTGGTCCTACACTTCCAGTTGGCCCTGTTGCTCCAGTTGAACCTCCAGTAAATCCAGTAACTGAACCAGATATATTTAAATTATTAACATTAGTTGTTCCTCCAAAATTACTTCCATTTAATCCATTAACTGTATAAGAAGTTACAGTAGGACAATAAATATTTAGAAATGGTTTATTTTCTATATTAGGGTCTGTTAAAAGTGCTATTGACATTATATATTAATAGCACATTATTTATTAAATAAATACAATTTTTTGCTCCAAAATCTTTTGGAGCAAAATTATTTACGATATAATCTGTTATGCTTCAGCTGATACAAACCATTTACCAATAGTTGCATCGTAACAAGCTATGCAGAAACCAAATTGATCACCATTTATTGGAAATACAATATCGGCAGATGTATATGTTTGGAAAGGCTGACCGCCTCCTACAGTTTGATTTTGACGAATAGTTGCAACTGCACTTTGGTTTGACATAATATAAACTATTTGTCCATCAACTCCACCAGCTAAATTAACTAAATTCATTGGCTGCAAAGCATTAGAAGAAATAATTGTATTAACATTAGCAACATTTACAGCAATATTTGTTCCTACTAATCTTAAAACACCAGCACGAGCGCCAGGGCCTTGAGGACCAGTAGGACCAGTAGCACCAGAACCAGGACCAGTTACACCTTGAGGACCTGTAACACCTTGTATACCTTGAGTACCAGTGGGACCAGTAGCACCTGCATTACCATTAGCACCAGTAGGACCAGTAGCACCAACACCAGGGCCAGTAACACCTTGAGGACCAGTGGGACCAGTGGCACCAGAACCAGGACCAGTAACACCTTGAGGACCAGTAGGACCTGTTGCGCCTGCTCCTGTTGGTCCCGCTACACCTGCTGGACCTGTTGGACCTGCAGGCCCTGTTGAACCACCAGTAAACCCAGTCACTGTACCAGATATATTTAAATTGTTAACATTTAAATCGCCTCCAAATTCACCACCTTCTGAACTATCAACTAAATAAGTTGTTATTGATGGACAATAAATATTTAAGAATGGCTTGTTTTCTATATTTGGATCTGTTAAAAGAGCAATTGACATTATATATTATATATACATTAAAAATTAAATAATAGTGTAATTTTTAATCAGTTGAATAAGTAAAAGATCCAGCAAAGAAACCAGATGCACCACTTCCTGAATAATTACCACCAGAAGCAGTCGTAATATAAATGGTTAATTCTGGAGGACTTTCAATTGAAAATTGTAACATTCCTGTTTGAGAAGTTCCATTATCAATAATTGGTATACTATAATAAATATCTCCGCTTGAATCTGCACCATTATAATTAACTGATGGATAAAAGGCAGCAGGTAAAGTTATAGAATCAAATTGTACATATGATGCAGATGATGCAACGTTAGAAATAGCTGTATACGCAACAGTTACATTTTTTCCAGATTTTGAAAAATAAAGTACTACAGGTACAGGAGATGCCCATATACCATTTGCGCTTAAATCAACAATCAATGTTGGATTAGATAAATTTGATGCTGTTATAGTTCCAGCAACGCTTACACTTCCGGAATAAACACCATTTACGGCATTTACTTGTTGAACGTAAATATTAAGATTTGGTTTGTTCGCTAAATTTGGATCTGTTAAAACTGCTATTGACATTATATATTTAACTACTAAAATAAAAACCTGAAAAATTTATAACAGTATTATTTGTCATAAACATAAAATATAATGCTATTTCTGAACCACCTGTATTATGACATTGATTTAAAGTAAATAGAGAACTATTTGGCACAGAATGCATGGTGACAATTGTTGCATTAGTATCAAGTGGACATGCATTCCATGTACAAGAAATAACAGATGGTAATACTGCAGCTCCAACAGGAATTGGAATACCAGCAACAGTAGGAATAGCATCACCGGCAAAACCACCAATATTACTTAATTGCATACTTCCATTAATAAATACCATATTTCCTATTTGATTATATGTTGCTGTCGGAGGAGTAGAATAAGTGATTCCTGTTGAACTTCCATTAAATAATAATTGTGGTACCCATACTCCGGAAGTTCCACCACCAACATTTGATGAACCATTTACAGTTAAGTTATTTAAAACTAATGATCCGCCTATAGTTCCACCATTTTGAGAATTAATAGTTTGTGAATAAATATTAAGATTTGGTTTGTTTTCGTAATTTGGATCAGTTAAGACTGCTATTGACATTATATATTAGGAATATAATATTAATTTAAGGATTATATAAAGGTAATTTATACGATACTCCATTAACCATAATTGGTAAAAATGCTGATGGAGCCGCTGGTAAACTTGCAGATCCTGCAGTTGCTGTTGCTGATGTAGTTGATGCAGAAATTAAATTTTGTCCAGCATCTGACATAACTAAACTTGATGCAGTTAAAGAAGGAATCATAACTTGACCAACTGATCCAGACGGATTAACACTTATTAAAGTATTAAATGATGCATCCAAAACTTGAAATGAACATCCAGAATTTTGTAAACCTAAAACAAATTGTGCACCTCCTGCATCTCCTTGAGTTGAATTATTTCCATTAAGATATAATGAACCTCCTTGAGTTCCAGTATAATCGCCACCATAAATTTGTAAAGCAGAATTATTTAAACCACCATCAGTTCTAAATATAGTTCCACCACCACCAGGATTTCCGGCAATTTCTAAATGAGCACCAAAGCCGTGATCACCACCAGCATCGGATGATATTTTTAATACAGTACTTAAAGTTGTTACTTCTCTTTGTGCAACTATTAATGATCCGCTTGCATCAATCCACGATAATTGAGCAGCATCACCTGTTAAAATTGATCCATCCGAATAAACTATTGCATTTTCTGGAATCGATGAACTACTAATACTTCCAGTTGATCCAGTTGGTCCCGTTGGTCCTGTTGATCCTCCCACATTTGATTCACCATTTACAGTTAAGTTATTTAAAGTTAAAGTGCCTCCAATTACTCCGCCATTTTCTGAATTTACTGTTATTGAATACGTATTAAGAAATGGTTTATTTTCATAATTTGGATCCATCAAGATTGCTAATGACATTATATATTAGAAACATATTAAATAATTAAATAAAATATTATAAAAATAATTTCTAATAATATAATATAAAATGAAAACTTTATGTTTAAACATGATTGTCAAGAATGAATCAAAAATTATATTACGATGTTTGGAAAGTGTTAAAAATTATATTGATTATTATGTAATATCTGATACTGGAAGCACTGATGGCACGCAAAAGATAATAAAAGATTATTTTGATCAATTCAATATTAAAGGTGAAATACATCAGAATAAATGGATAAATTTCGGAACAAATAGAACTCAAGCAGTAAAATTAGCAAAGGATAAAGCAGATTATATTTTATTAATTGATGCTGATATGACATTAGTTGTAAATGATAAAGATTTTAAAAATAAATTAGAAATAGAAATGTATTCAGTTGAACAAAGATCTGGATCATTAGTTTATTCAAATGTAAGAATCGTAAAAGGTGATTTGGATTATGAATATATAGGAGTTACACATGAATACATTGATTGTAAAAAAGAAGGTCATAAGAATCAAAAATTAGAAACTATTTATATGCCTGATTATACAGATGGTGCAAATCGACCAGATAAATATAAAAGAGATATTGATTTATTGAGAGAAGCTTTAAAGGATAAGAACTTACCAAATCATTTAAAACAAAGATATAATTTCTATTTAGCACAAAGCTATAGAGATTATAAAAGACCAACTAATGCTATTAAATATTATAAGGCAAGAGCTGAGCTGAAAGGATGGGAAGAAGAAGTATTTTATAGTTTATATCAAATTGGTTTAATGTATTTAGCTCAAGATAATATTAGTGATGGAATGAAATATTTATTGGATGCTTATAATCTTCGACCAACAAGAATGGAACCAATATATCAATTAGTTAAATATTTCAGAATTAAAGGTCAACATCAAATAGCTAAAATATTTTTAGTTCGTGGGTTGAATGCTAAAATGCCAAAAGATGATTTAATATTTCTTGAAACAAATATTTATGACTATTTATTCAAACATGAATTGACGTTAATAAGTTATTACACAGATGATAAAGAAACTGGTCGTAAAGTATCAGAAGGATTAATTCATTTACCTAATGTTCCATCAAATATAAAGCAAGAAGTAATTAATAATATGATGTTTTATGTTAAACCATTGAAAGATAATTGTCCAAGTTTTTCTAAACGCACCTATTCTATTAACAAAGAAAATGAGAAACATAATATATTGAATCCATCAATTTGTTATCATAATGAACAATATCTTATTAATACTCGAGAAGTAAATTATAAATTCGATATTGAGGCTAATAAATATCATTATGATGGAACAATTGATACTTACAATAAAATAAAGATGGTTACTGATTTATCATTTAACGAATTAGATACAAAATTAGTTGATAATACAAGTACTATTCAAACCTACCCCTCACATATTACAGGTTATGAGGATTTAAGATTAGTTATGTTTAGAGATACGCTATATGCTGTATGCACATCAATTAAAACAAATCCAAAAGGTGTAAATGAAATGTGTTTATTGAAATTTAATGGAACTACAATTGAAAAAATAGTTAGATTGAAATGTGAAGGGTTAACAAGTGACGAAAAGACTGAAAAGAATTGGGCGCCATTTGTTCATGATGATAAATTATTATTTGTGTATAGTAGTCAGCCAACATTAATATTAGATTGTGATGTTGAAACAGGTAATTGTAGAGTGTTGCAAGGAGGTAATAATTCATTAGATATGTCAACATATCGCGGAGGATCCCAATTAGTTAAAGTTGGTGATAAATATTTGTATATTATTCACCAGGTAGGATTTATGAATAATAGAAGATATTATTATCATCGATTCGTACAAATGACAAATGAATTGAAAGTTCATAGAATATCGCCAATGTTTATATTTAGTGATCAACCTACAATTGAATTCTGTTCTGGTATGTGTTATGATGGTAAACAATTAGTATTAACATATGGATTTGAAGATAAAGAAGCTTTTATTGCTACTATTGACCCTGAAGAAGTATTTAATTTTACTTTATAAATTATTAATTAATATTTTATAAACTTTCTAATTGTGCGACATAATGATTAATACAATTGCCTCTTGAACAATAAAAATAAGATGGATAACCTGTAAGCCTCCATAACTTTTGATGGAATACTTTTAAATCTTTATCGCTAGTATCACCACAGAAACAACATTTACGATCTTTTTTTAATTGTATAATTTCATTTTTAAGATCTTGTATCTCTAATTCTTTTACTTTTAAAGATTCATTAAAACCAACTCTTAATTGTTCTCTTAAATCTCTTACTCTAGTGCCAGGACATAATTTTTCTTTGAAATCAGTTAATAAGTTTTTGATGAATTCCATATAATAATATATAGAAAATAATTTTATTATATTATATTATAAATGACAAAAAAATACAGACCAAAGCATCACAATGGATTTAATGATATTGAAAATCAAATGAATGATATGAGAGAACAAATAAAAAATTTAGAATTTGTGAATCAACAAAAATTACATGCAAAAAATTTATTTAGTGTAATTACTGATTTAAGAGGACAATTACAACTTAATGAATGGATTGGTAAACGATTTATTCCAAATAATTTATTTGATGAAACTATAAAAGCATTGAGCTTACAACAATCTATATTATTAAGATATATTGATCCAACTACACCCCAATGTGTAAATAAAGATACTGCATCAAAATATGATGTTAAAATAGATAATAATGGTAACTTAATTTAAATATAGAAAATAATTTTATTATATTATATCATATGGATATCTTTCAACCCAATAAAAAGCATATTAAGGATATTAAGTTTCCCGCTTTTATTATTAAAAATGGTAATGCAACTGCTGATTGGATAATGGATAGTGGAATACCTGAAATAAATTTAATTGAATATTGTAAGAAGTTTTTAGATAGTGATAGTTGTTTAGTTGATATCGGAGCACACATGGGAACATATTCAATTATGTTAGCACGTCATTGTAAAAAGGTTTATGCATATGAAGCACAAAGAATAACGTATTATCAATTGTGCGGGAATATTGCATTGAATAAAAGATATAATGTACATGCTTATAATTATGGAATATGTGATGAAGGAGACTTTTTAAGAGCATTATTTGTTACTTCGGAAGATGGCGGAGGATCAACATTTATTCCACAAAATAAATCTATTCAAACAGAGTATGTTGAAATGAAAATGTTAGATTCTTTTTCTTTTGAGAAAATTGGTTTAATTAAAATAGATATTGAAGGATATGAATTAAAAGCATTGAAGGGAGCAATTAAAACATTAGATAAACATAATTACCCACCAATATTATTTGAATCGAATAATGATGATAAAGAAAGGAAAGAACTAATTGAATTTCTTAATAATTTAGGGTATAGTGTCGAAAGAACTCAATTACAATATAATATGTTTTTGGCTATAAAAAATGTATAAAAATTATTTAAAGAATTATTATGTATTATTACAATGGGAGGAGTCCCAATAAACAACCAGCCATTTAATGATATATACGACATTTCGAAAGAGATGTCACATATAATAATTAAGCCATACGTTTATTAATTGGGAATGTTCTAAATTTCTTAGAATTAGATTCATCATCATAAATTATTCCACCTAAATACATTTCACATTTACCATCTAAGATACTATAATCTTTGAGGCATTGTAACCAGTAATGAAATTCTTCTTCTGTAAGATTCTTTTTATATTCTTTCCATCTTTTAATTTCGGCTTTTCTTATTTCTTTGTAATTCGGAAGAGTTTTATCTTTTGTTAAATATGTTTCCATTTTGTAATAAATTGGTGCCATTCTTCCTCCTTTATATTTACCATGATAACGATCATAAATGTCATTATAATCACAATTAGTTGATATGATACCTTCATCTCTGATACACATTAACCAATTATGAAATTCTTGTTCTGATAATTTTCTTTTGTATTCATTCCATTTTTCACGTTCTTCTTTTATTATTTCTTTGTAATCAGGATCATCTTTATGTTTGTATGCATATGTTTCAAATTTGTAGAATTTTGGAGCCATTTTACCACCATGTTTTATAACGTCAACTACATTTGCGGCATCAGTTAAACCTCTTGCTAATTTTCCAAACCATGAAAGATTTTCAATAACTTTTGCGGCATCCTGCATTACAAATTTATTTATTTCTGGAGAGTATGCATTTGATCCTTCTAACATCCATTTTACGAAATATTGACAATTTTGTGTAATGGCGTCATATACCCATAGTTTATCGCCTCCTGCTTGTTTTTCACCATTAACAAAGAATTCATTTAATGTTACATTTGGAGCTTTAATTTCCATTGAATCTTTGCCTGGGTCTGTGGCGTGTGATATTTCTGGAAGATGGTTCTTTTCAAGTTTAAATGTTTTACCATTATCCAAAGTAATAATCATGAATAAATGAAGCATTTTATCATACGCTAATTTCTTTTTATTTTTATCCCATAATCCGAAAGAAAGCCACGATGCAGCCTTTTCAATAAATGGTGTAATTGGTTGACGACCTATTATTATTTTTGTTATTTTAGCATTACCATTTTGTTCTAAGAATTTACGGATAGAAGGGGAAGCACGTTTACGAACTCCTTTTAATACATCTTTAATTCTATTGTAAATATCTCCAATTATTCCAGATCCTTTCTTTCCGTATTTAGCTTCCATTTTTTCAATGTAATTATCTAAAACTCTTTGTATATTTTTTTCATATGTTAATATTCCTTCTCCGCTATGCATACTTTTTTTAGTTGTTGCAGAAAGATTACCATAATAATCATAATATTTTGTTTCCCATTTTTTTATTTTATCGAATAACGTATCCTTTTCTTTTTGTGTCATTTTATTAAGTATTCCGCTTTCGCTCAATGAATCGCAATAATGTTTACCTTGCCAAAATATATCTTTACATGGGCTGGCTTTATTACTTTCTAATATTTGTTGAGCCTCATCTCCCTTTGTATTATTTACGATTTTTGGCGTTTTTTTTTTTCGTTTTCATACAATTTTTGTTCATAATTTTGAAATTCTCTTAAATGTTTTGTTCTTAACGCCATTCTTTCATTTACTAATTTTAAACGTTTATTCGATATTGTGGTGTTTTTTTTTGCTATTTTATCATTGTATGCTTTA